CTACTTATTGTAGATTTTATACTGCTGTGCTTTCTTGTAATCGTAGTCACTTGTATGTGTTCCGGCAGGAAGTCCCAGTATTTGTGCACTTTCGCTGTCTAAATATCCCTGACTCTTCCATTTTTCAAGTGCCTGATCAATTTTATCCTTCTGGCTTTTATACTCATTTTCATATTCCTTCTGTGCCCATGAGCGCTCGTTTTCCTCTTTTTCCATATTAAGCTTTTCAAAAAGATAGTCATATTCTCTATCTTCACTGTAGCTTTTTCTTTCAAGCTCTTCTCTTTTAAGCTCCGCATCAAGCTCCTCAAGGTATGCCTTATATGAAAATTCACGGTCGGAATTGTATTGCTTGAGCTTATCAAGATACTTTTCATACTCGCCATTTTCAAGCTCTGTAAAGAGTGAAAGCTGTTTTTCCTTAAGTCCGATATCGTTAAGATAACGCTCATATGCATCGTTATATAGCTCAGGTATTTTATCAGTCAGCTTGCTGTTATAATAGTCAAGGCTTTGTGCTGCTGCCCCTACTGCGTAGCTGCTGGCAACTCCGCCTGTATTCATTGCAAGCTCGCCTAAAAGGTCCTGCATGGCTCTTTTTCCCTCACGGATATACTGTTCTTTATAATACTTATATATATCATCAGAATATGGGTCATAGCTGAACTTTTTAATTTCAGAAAGCGAATCATACAATCTTTTTATTTCATCATCGTATTTGCTGCTGTATGCAGGGGCTTCCTTTTCAAAAGAAAAGCTTTGGTTACCCATTATGTACTTTACTGCCGCATCATAAACATCATCATACGCATATTGAGTAAGTCCCTGTGTTCCGCTTGCTTTCTCCACACGCTTTTTAAGTGTGTTTGCGACACTTTTTTTCGATGCATTTGATGACATCTGATCACGCAATACATTAGAATAATCCGTAGTATCAAGCCATCCTGAATAATTGTTGGTTTTTTTGTAATTTAAATTTTCACCGTCTATCTTTTCATTTCTGCTCTGTTCATACTTTGCCGCACTTTCATAGTCGCCTTTAGAAACAGCATCATCAATTTTTGCCTGATAGTCGGTGTCTTTGTTATAGCTCATTGTCATCCCCCTTGTAAATATTAGTTTTAGAAATATCAATTTCAATAATGTTTGAACTGTCCAGGTGCGTAAGAATATATTCCAGTGTTTCCTGATTTTCACGCAGATAATTTTCAATTATACGCAATGCCTCCGAAGGGGTTTTCCCGCTTAAATCGGCAAGCTGCATAAACATATTACTTCATCTCCTTTAATTTACAGAGAATTCTCTTGTAACTGATTCTATAATGCTCTTTCCCTTTCCGCTAAGCCGGATTTTAACCTCGTGGCAGCTTTTCAGCACGCAAGGAATATTGACATATTTTTTCTCCCTTCCGTACACGGTAGATACACACTTCCATGGAGAATCATCACAGCTTACTTCAACACGCAGATAAGAATCATCAAAAAGTCTGGCGGTTATGTACAGACGGCTGTAATTTTTTGTTTTGTAATAGCTTTCGTCAAACGGGCATAAAAGAGCATACCACTCACTCTGATTATCTGTATCGGGTAAAATTGTATAGATACCGTTTTCCTTAAGTCTGTGCATTTCGCCCTGATAAAAGGAATATCCTAAAGTATCTCTTACTCCTGATTTACTCCACAGAGCTTTCTCGTCATCATAGACGTACTCTTCCCTTCCGTTTGGAGTATCAGCCGTCAGATAATAGCACTTTCCGTCACTTCCTGCTATTGCATTTTTCATCGGAACACTATCTATTTTTTGAGAAATACATTGAGGAATTCCACCGTAGAAAGCAAAGATTCCTCCATTTCCTTTATAAAAAAGCTTTCCGTTTACACTTGCAATACTCAGATTATCGCTCTTTTTTATTCCGCTTCCAAAGCACTCAGACAGCTGAAAGTTTGACGGTCTGTTACCATAGAGCTTATAGCACTCGTTTTCTTTAAAAAACAGGCAATAACTTCCATATACGCTGCATGCCGTAAAATCACCGGCGGTGTTTGATTCGACACTGAAGCTGTCTGTAGAAAGCTGTTCATACAAAAAAAAGTTAAATGGGTCGCCCAGTGCCGAGGCATATATGGTGTTACCCTCACAGCCCCATAGTCTGTTTTTGTAACTGCATATGCAAGTAAAATCAGGAATATTACGTTTAATGCAAATGTCCGCTTTTTCACTACCTTCTGTAAAAGAAGATGCTGCAAAGGTTAGCTTGTTTGTCGCTTTTGAAACAATACGCAAGGATTTATTATTTGCTCTATACGATGCGCAGCCTGAAATTTCAACCACATCGCCTACTTTAAAATGGTTAAATATATTTTGCATCGTATTTTTTAACGTCACCAGCTCGTTTACAATAATATATTCCTTTTTATTTTCGCTAAGCTGTTTGCTTACAACAACACGATATTGGTTTTTTTCGCACTTTTCAAAAATGATTTCGTTCTCTGCTAACTCCTCTGCCGTTTTAAGTGAAAACCCGTTAAATTTTATCTTTCCGTTTTCCACACTGACGTCCGTGTACGAAGTAAGCTTTGCATCTACAGGGAAAACACTGTTTTGCAAATCTGTGGTTGTTTCATAATTTGCTGACGGAACTGTTATTGAATCAGTACTAAAGCTTACCTCTACATTACGCAGAATACATTCACCGCTAAGTGTTCCGCTTTCTCCGCTTTTTGTATCATAATAAACCTTATCAGGGAAAACGATTGCCTTACTTCCCAAAAAGGTAAGCTGCTTTTTCCCTTTTTCAAGCTCCATAACCTTTTTCCGGTCATAATACAAGCCATCGTCTGCTACTATGCATTCTTTATTTGCAAAAACTGCCGCCGTAGGCATATTGCAGCAAAAAGCTCTTTCACTTTTTTGGCGCTGCGTAATTGCAGGAAAGCTGCTATGTGATATACCACTGCAATCAAGCATTTCTCCCTCTGAAAAGCTTTGCATTAAATTCAAACCGCCAAAGGTAACTACTTTTCTGTTGTATTTATTATTATTTTTAAGAACAGGAAGCCGCACTCTTTGCCCCTCCTTTAAAGCTTTATTGTTTTTTGAGGCGGCATATTATTCCTCAGATAATTTTTACGCATTTCTGAGTAAGCCTCTTCAAAAAGTATTGCCGATGAACTGTAGGAAGCCATTTCTCCACTGAAAAATGCGCTCATTGCAATAATATACAACTCGTATATATTGTCATACGGGCTCTTTGCTAAAAGCTCTTTATCGCCATCACGGGGAAACTCATAAGGAATAAAGTCATTTCTATGCATTGTTTCACGGCTTATTTTTCCGTCAAGTTCACTTATCCATGATGCTTTAAGAGTATCTTCAAAGCTATCCGGGTGGAGCCTTGCTGCTCTTTCTATTGCAGTATTTATTGTTGCCATCAGACTCCACACTCCCTCCATTTTGATTCTTCGTACACATACATTATTCCTTTATCCTCAACACACTTGACCGCCGCCGTGTTGTTGTACTCTACATTTTCTACTTTAGTATCACCGGACAGCACTATTGTCGGGCGGAAAAAGAACTGCGCTGCCTGCGAGCCTGTAGAAAAAGCACCTGATGCATCAACTACATAAACATATTGGGAGTTGCTTATACTACGTGTCAAATATACATCTGTCGCTGTAGAAGTGTCTATCTCTGCCCTCTTTCCGTTATCCTTGAAGTACGCCAGAAGATTCAGTTCACTTGTTGTCATTAAAAAGCAGTGCCGCTTTACTTCTCCTTCAACTTTAACGGGCAACAACTGTTTTTGTATGCTTTCATCAAAAAGCTTGACATAAATAGTTTCCAGAAGGATATCTATATCTGACAGCGAATATATTCCACGCATTCCCTTAGAAAAATACGTTTTGTACGGAGATAGTTTTTTTCTTACAAGTACTACAGTGTTTTCACCATAATAATCCTTGCCTGCTACGAGATACTCTGTTTGAACGCCGTCTTCATTCAGCAACACTATACTGCCGTCATTACATTCTTTGAGTGTTTTCCTATTCTCTTTTGGAATAACAACGCATATATCACCCTCGCCCGCAGTTTCCGGAAGTGTTTCAGAAATACAGAGGTTTCTTACACACATCTGTGATAAATCCGATTTGTATGCACGCAGCATTCCCGAAAGTCCGCCTCCGCTTTTTTTCAGGCATTCCCTGACTATTTTTTGTGCATAAAGGAATATATCCTCTTTTTTACCCTGGGAATCATAAACAATGCTTTGCATATCCCCCGAGGCATCCTTTCCGTCATTTCCTTTAGGAATATAAAAGGACAGTATCGGCGAAGCGATATCATCATTATTTATCTCTGCATAAGCGTTTTGAGAAGATGAAAGTGTTTCTACAGTTCCGATTTTAAACACCGGTGTGATTGCATCCTTACCGTTTTCACCCTTGTCACCTTTATCTCCCTTATCGCCTTTTGCACCTGTGTCACCCTTTGCACCGCTATCTCCCTTGTCACCTTTTTCGCCCTTTATGCGTCCAAGATTGAAGCTTGCCATAACTGTCCCCTCCTTTTACATATTTCGTGCGGCAGCCTGTGTTAGAAAATCATCAGACTCGCTGTCCATAAGGCGGGCAGTCTTGATATCCTGACGCATTGAATTTTCTATAACATCTGCAAATTTCTTTTTAATTTTAACCTTTCTGCCTCTTGCAATAACGCAGCTTTCTCCGTTTACTGCTACGAAAACATTGTCCTTATAGTCCTTATTATCACGGAAAAGCTCTATTTCCACCAAAGAATTTTCATCAGCTGATTTAAATGCTGTAGTCTGTACTTTTTTATTTGTTGCCATAATAGCATCCTCCCTTTATTTTATCATTTGGTGGGGATGTAGCAAAATGGCTAAATAATTATGCAGACTATTTCGGGACTGTCCCAATGAAATGGGCTGCATAAATGTTCATTTTTTTACATCCCCGATATTTTAGTTACCGAATGTGCTTGCTGTCTCTATCCTTATCATGTAAGGCTCTACAAGTCTTACTGCCGCCTTGGTCGCTTTCCAGCCGGCAGTTGCTCTCTGATTAAGAGGGTCGGCTGTTCCGGCAGAGCCAAGCTGTTTTATAATATGTGTCAGCCCGCCGCCGCTGATTTCTGTTGTTCCGTAAGCATTGTCGCCTATAATGAGAGTTGAGTATACATCAATACCCTCCAGACCTGCTTCTCCGGGATAAATAATATCACCGTTTTCAGGTGCAACAGTAAGTGCATCTGTAAGGTAGAGCGCACTCTCTGCACTGTTAAAGCCGCATACCCTTGCGCTTTCATAAGCACCTGCACTCTTAATCTGCACCTGTGCACCGACAAGTCGCACACTGTCCTCCTCGGAAAGTGTCTCGTTTACACTAAGCTTGTAAAGCGAACCTGTTCCGCAGCCGCCTGATGCACTGCCGTCAGAATCAAGCACAGTATATTCATTGACACTGAGAGTTCTTGATTCTGCGCAAAGGTCCTCTGCATGGAAAATCTTTGCTTCACTTGATTCAACAAATCTGACATTTTCAATCTTTCCGATTTCTCCCTGATAAATGCCTTCGGGGTCAGAATATGTCTTTACGTTCACCCACTTGGGGTCGCTCATAAGGTCATACGCTGTATCAGGATGAATGATTCCTACATAAGAGCCGTTAATGGTCTCTGCATTCATTTTCTTAAGATAGCGTACTGCACGTCTTACAGCATCAACAGTAAGGTAATGGTTGCCGCTTTCCTTTCCGCCTGTAAGACGGTTTCTTGATGCAACCTGTCCCTCTGAAAATTGAACGTTTGTACCGCCTGAAAGCACCTCACGTGTTATAGTGTCAAGTGTTCTTCCTGCCTGACCGCCCAAAAGCTTTGTCGCCTGAACAAGATTGTTGTCAATAGCTGTCAGCATAAGAATATCTGAAAGCTCAATAAATCCGCCGTACTGCTTTACTTCTGCGCTGACAACACCCATGTCAAGCTTCTGACCGTTAGGTGTTACCCCCTCGGCAAGCGGAGTTGTCATCTTGGGAAGCGGATCGTACTTACGGAATTCAATAGTCTTACCGTTTCCCTTAGGAATAGGACACTTCTGTCCGAACTGGTCATGTACCAGCTTAGGCTCTGCCATATCTACAAGATAATCAGAGTAATATGTTCTCATTTCGTTTGAAAGGCCGCCACCCTCACCATAGGGTGTTACAACGCCTGTCTGGGCATTTGCAATGCCGCTTGTCGTGTTTACGACATTTCCCGCAGCAAAATGCTGCAAATTAAATTTATACATTATTTTTTCTCCCTCCGTTTATTGGTAATTAAAACTCAATTTTTTCTCCCTTTGCAGCTCTCTTTGCAAGCTCTGCTCTTTCCTTCTTTGTAAGCTTTGAAATATCACTTGAAAGAAGGATTCCGCCTGTGGGTGCGCTCCCGTTTTCTACAGGGCGGTTACCCTTTGAGCGAATAGAATCTACAACCATTTTCTCTGCATTTTTTGAATTGTTGTCCAAAATCGCATCAATGTTTACAACCTCATATGCGTTTTTCACACTGACGCCGGCTTTAATGAGTCTTAAAAATTCTTCATTCTTAAGCTGTGCTTCAAAATCAAAATCAGGATATGCCTTCTTTGCTTCTTCCGCCTGTGCTCTGAGTCTTTCTCTGTGGCTCTTTAAAAGTGCTTTATGTGCATCTTCATCACGCATTCTTTTAAGGTAATTATTCTGCGCAATAAGTCTGCGCAAAAGCTCGTTATTTCTTTCTTTTTCAAGTTGTGCTGTAGTGTTCATCTGCGTATCAATCATCCTTTCAAGTTTTTCTGTGTCCTCATCCTCTATGTTGAACTTTTCCATGAGCATACGGACAATCTTTGCATTCTTTTCTGCTTCCTCCTTCATACCTTTCACCTCCTTAATTCTCCGGCTGATAATTTTATGTACTTTTTTGGCAAATTCTTCTTTGTATTTGCCCGTTATAAGCTTTTCAAATTCAGCCTCTGTGTCCTTGCTTTCGGCGTCAAAGCTGTTCCCTCCGCCCGTTTGCGACGTGCCGACTGTCGCTTCCTTTTCGGCATCTATACTATCCTTCGGCTCTGCAGCTGCCGTAGTGAGTATAATCTCCTCTTTAATTTTCTTCATTAAAATCATTCCTTTCCTGTGTTTTTGTAATAAGCTCCCTGAGCTTTACTTCTATTGAATTTTTTCCCTCGAAATCCATTAATTCAAGCGCACTTAGTGCCTGAAATGCATTTTGCGGGTCAAAAAATCCTATCCTGAATAATTCCTTTGCCATTTCGTTTTGCGAAAGACGGCTGTAAGGACTTTTTTTCTGTGTTTTTACAGAAATATCAAATACCGGCTTACGGTAACTCGTTTGAGAATCATTTTCTTTTATGTTCGCATTGCTGTAATCGGCAAAGCTGTAGCCTCCGTCAATATTGCTTATTCTGAAAGAACGTCTTTCCGTGTAAAACTGACGAATCAGCTCTATACACAGATAATTTATCGTTGTAAACGCACGGTAAGTAGTTTTAAGCATATCTCTGCTTACCTTGTTTCCAGCTTCCTGAAGTGCCGCTATTGCAGACGCCGCTGTAACACCATTTGCCACATTACCTCTGCTGAAATCACTGTTGGAGCTGGTTTCTTTCATTTCTTCAATTTTCATTTTCAAAATACTGATTGCAGATGCAGGAAGCTGTGCTACACCTATAGGTCTTAGCCGTTCTTCATTTATATCGCCCTCGACATGCACAATCGGCTTTGACCAGTCAAGAAACTCGCTCTCATTGATACCTGCGCTTATCTTTGCAAAATATCTGGGTTTTGACGCCATAAGTGCGTTTTCAAGTATTGCATCGTTAAGCTTGTCTATAAACATCTGCGGATTCTTTGTCACTGCAACAAAGCCAAAGCCTGACGGAGTGCCCTCCTCAGGAAAAAGGCAGTCCAGCACAACGGGGTATTCCCCATGGTCATACCAACCACGCTGTGAATATTCCTCTAAATTTTCTGATGCAAAAAGAACAGTATCTCCCACAAATTTGCAATAGTGAAGCAGCGTTCTTCCGTCAGCGTTTCTCACCTTGTAATACCAGTCCACAACAAGTACCTTTTTGCTTGTATCCACACTGTCATCATATATGTACTGCTTTATATCGATTGCACTGCCCGGTGTTTTCCCACGCAAAAAAGGATACTCGCTTTCAAGGACATCTAAATCCCTCAAATCTACTATAAACAAATTACGGCTCCGCTGAATATCTGTTATACCGGGCTCCCAGAAAATATTAAGCAAATCAATTTTCTTTATCTGAATATCTCCAAGTCCGTTTTCCAATTCGCTGTTCCAGAAAACCCCGTATGCACAGCACCCGTGCTTAAGCTTATACCACCAGTTATTGGAGTAAATTTCTTCAAAATTGTTGTGCTCCATAATTGAGGGAAGAATGCCTGAAAGCTTTTTTGCTTCCTTTTCATCACTCTCCTCCCTCGGCAGTACACTTGCCTCGGGAAAGCTATCCATAGCATCAGCATGCTTATTTATAAGGGTATTAAAAAGCCATGCGCTGACACTTTCTTTTTTGTCGGAGCTTTTATTACCTCTCTGATAATCTGTATGACGAAGCTTCCACCACTGCTCGTCCTCGACAATTCTTGCTTCAAGATTTGCCTTACCATTTTTATAGTCACGCAAAATCTGTGATGCCATTGCAATTTCTGCCTCACCTATTTTTCGCATTTTACTAAAATCCTCTTTTTCTCTTCTTAGCAAAACCTTATTCAAATTCACTTTTATCTTCATCTCCCTCTATTTGTGGCAGCATTACCACGCCTGTTTCACTTCGATGCCCCTCATTGTCACTTCCTGCTTGTTTCCCCTCCGCTATGCGCATTTTTCTCTCCTCTAAAGGAGTTGCTATTCCATACATCACTCTCTTTATTTCCTCAAGCGTCTGTAACGCCTTTAGTGCATTGTTAAGGGATTTCATATCCACCTTGCCAAAAATTTTCTCGTCAGTTATAACACTTCCGTCAGCGTCCTTGTCCTTTACGACATATCTCTGGAACTGCTTTTTATCACTTACGGCTTCATCAAGCACATCAGACAGCTTGTTTGCAATATCAATTTCCTTTGCAAGCTTCATTGCTGCAATATCTGCCGCTTTATCGGCACATTTTTCCATAACACTGCCCAAATATTCACGTCTTGCCTCATTCCAGCGTTCTATCTGATAATGTCTGTAAAGCGTGTTTGGATTAATGCTGTACTTTTTTGCAAGTGCGGCTGCTGATATATCCGAGGTGACAAATTCTGTTTTCAGGGCATTCCAATCATATTTTTTCATTTCATCACCCTTTTATTGTGTAAAAGTTGTATTGCTCGCAAACAGAAGTACTAAGCGGGTCGTACATATGCACCTCACATTTTTTCTGTGGCGGGTTTATCGGGCGTGCCATTGCAACGTATCTGACCTCATCATAAATATGATCCTCTGCCTGTGTATCAATGTCCTCAACATCACTCTGGCTGTATACCAGGGCAGGCAGTGTACGAATAAAGTGCTTACAGCTTGAAAATATATAAAGCATCGGAACGCCGTTTTCATCAAATGCAAGCCTGTTATGAATCTGCATTTTTCCGGCTAAGCGTGTATTGTCACCTTTTTCAAAATACACACCCTCCCTCTCCATCATAGCACCCACACTTTCTCCCCGGCTTTCATCAAATATAGAGGGGTCAGCTATCCCGTTTATATATCTGCCTTTTAGATTTATATCCTCTTTTTCGATACCTTTTATTTTGCGTGCAATCTCGGAAGGCTCCCACCTTACCCCCTCATTCGGAGTTCCTGTGCAGCCATAAAGCTCTCTTATCCGATAAAGCCTGTCATCATGGTCAACAGCATACCAGCCTACCGAAAACGGTCTTGAATATCCAAAGTCAAAGCCCCGATATATTTTCCATGATGAAGGAATTCTGAAAGGCTCTATTACGTGTGTATTCTTCCTTGTTATATATCCGTCGGGATTATTTCTCCACTCTGTAAATACCTGCCCGGAAAAGCTGTCCCAATCTCCGTACAGCAGTGCCCTCTTCTCATTTTCGGGAAGTGCTGCAAGACGTGTTATATATTCAGGATCATTTTTCATAAGTATTTTGTTATCAAACACACTCGAGGGTACAAATATTCTGCTTCTTTTACGCATTTCGCTCTTTCCGTCGGGAAAAATTATCCTGACATCGTCATATATGGGTGTCATAGGCGGTGCAGGGGTAATAAAGCGTTCCTTTACCCACCCGTGACCGACTCCTCCCGGATTTGCCTGTGCCCTGATATAGCAGCGTGTCCCCTCTCCGTTTGGTCTGTTACGGCTGAAAAGATAGCTGTATTCGTCCCATGTAAAATGCGTCAGCTCATCAAAATCAATGAAATCATATCTTTTACCCTGATAATTCGTTCTGTCCTTTGTATGCTGCATTGCTCCGAAATAAATCTTGGCACCTGTTGGAAAAGTCCAACAGTGCTTCTGCTCGTTGTACTTTGCATCGGGAAATGCGGGAGAATAAATCTCCCTACTCCTGTCGATAAGCTCTGAAAGCTGCGGATAGGTTTTTCTTAATATCAACCCTCTGTAATGAGGGATATGTACCTGCCTTAATGCCTCGGCTATCGCACAATCACTTTTACCACCGCCTGCCGCACCTCCGTATAAAGCCTCATTTTCCTTTCTTTGCATAAACACACGCTGCCGGGGCTGCGGAGTCCATATTACATTCATATACTTTCCTCGCACAGCTTAAGAATATAGTTTCCCGAATCGTCACGGCTTGCGTGCAAACGATATTTTCCCAAGGCTTCTTTTACATCTTTTTGCGAAAGTGTTCTGATTCCGCCCTGCTCCTTTACAAGCAGCGAAATATTTGCCGCCGCACAGTCAAGAAGCTGTCTTAGCGCTTCATTCTCCTCTGTAAGCTCACAAATCTTCTTTTTATCATTTGCTATGCGTCTTTCATAACGCTTCAGCTCCTTATCCATTATGCCTCTTCCTTTCTGTCATAATAGTTTTCCATACAATGCGCCATCGAACACTTTTTCCAATTAACAGGATTTGCACAATAACACTCTAAATATTCTTTTCTTGCTTCTCTGTCAGGGAATTTTATGGCGGCACATTCGCAACTAAGTCTGAGATACTCGTTTCTTTTGAAAAACGGGCATTGTATTATCATCGGCAT